ATGAAAAAAATTGTTCTGACCATGTTGTTACTGGCAAGCTCCGGGGCTGCTCTGGCAGCGCCACAAATTATCACCGTGAGCCGTTTTGAGGTGGGGAAGGAGAGCTGGGCGTTCAACCGGGAAGAGGTTATGTTGACCTGTCGACCGGGTAACGCGCTTTACGCCATCAACCCGAGCACACTGGTTCAGTATCCGCTCAATGAGGTGGCTGAGCAGCAGGTCAAAGCCGGCAAAACCACCGCGCAGCCGATCTCAGTGATCCAGATCGACGATCCGCAGCATCCGGGACAAAAAATGAGCCTCGCGCCCTTTATCGAGCGAGCGCAGAAGCTCTGCTAAACTTTCTCGCTATCCTGCTGTAATAACATTAAAAAAACCGCCCTTGCCGGACAACGGCAGTGGCGGTTTTTTCGCTGGCAGAGGCCCCCTTTCCAGGAATTATGCAGCCACTTTGGCCGCGGACTGGAAAAGCTGACGCGTTAAACTATTCTTATAGTGCAAGGCGACTTAGCCTGCATTAATGCCAACTTTTAGCGCACGGCTCTCTCCCAAGAGCCATTTCCCTGGACCGAATACAGGAATCGTATTCGGTCTCTTTTTATTATGCTGTTTTATAAGGATTTTTTCGTGGCAATCACGAAATCCCCCGAAAATTACTCGAATTTTCCATATCCTGTCTAAACCATAACATACTCTGCACCTCGTGCGTCCAGGTATTTTTTGGTCATTGTTAAATTTTTGTGCCCAAGCAATCGCTGTGCGAATTCCTCTCCGCGTTCATTTTCATAGAGCCTGCTCGCCAGACTTCTGATCTCATGAAAAGAGGGTGGATTTGGCCCAAACTTTAAGTCTGTTGAATCCCTGATATCTGCAAATGCCTGGGTAAGTCCATCAGGTGTTAGTGGACCAGGCTTCCTACCACCTCGACGAACTGGTGAGTAAACCATGAAGTCTGATGGGTTTCCTTCCCGGCATCTCTCAATCACATCGTGCAGCATAAGCCCTGCGGCGTCCAGTTTCAAATCAAGGGGAACCGCCAGTTTGTGGCCAGTTTTCTCCTGAGTGATAAATAACCTCTCTTCCTTTACATTGCTGAAACGGAATAGCGTTATATCTTCTCGCCGCTGTCCGGTAACAAGCGCAAGGTCGCAGGCGTTTCTCGCCCAGTCAGAATGGGAAGAGGCCGCATCACGGATAATGGTGAATTGTTCTAACAGGAGCCTTTCTCGCTTAACTTTCGGCGTTGGTGTGCGAGTGGGCTCAGCAGGGTTTCTGTCGATATGCCCTTCGACAATTGCCTCCCTGAATACATCCAGTAAAACGGATCGTAGTCCCGATGCCATGCTCTTTTTATCGCAGACAATATATCCTTCCAGAAATTCAGCAATGTCCTTAGTTGTTACTGAAGCCAGGGGGATTCTGCCGAACTCTTCTTTGATAGTGGCTAACTGATTGCGCCTGACCTTCATCGTGTTAGGCTTCAACTCGCGCCGTTCAAGAATAACTTCGTAACGCTCAAGCCATGCGGAGACGGTAAAAGTAGGAACATCTTTTAAGCGGTCAAGCAGGGAGGATGGTAGGTAATTCTGATCGATGTAGTTATTGGCCTCAATGGCCTGGGCTACAGCATCCTTGCGATCAACACGTCCAAGGGAAATCTCCTGTCCGGTTATCGGGTTTCTCCAACTGTAGAGCCTGTCTCTTTTGCGATAGGTAAGGTTTCTCGGCAGATTAGCGTCGTAACGAGCGGGCCTTTTCGCCATGAGTCAGTCTCTCCAGTAAAGTGCCATTCCTCGGCACATCAAAATTCTTCGGTTTAGGCTTCAACTTCTTCTTACTTGGATCTACATAGCACGCCTCTGGAATCACCTTGTATTCCTTGCCATGAAGTTCAGGAGCAGGATAAATCCGCCCCTCACGAGTCCAGCGGCGCAGTGTAGACAATGATGGAGGCGTTTCGTAGTTCGCATCCGCCCACTGAAGTAACGTAAGTAACTTAGCCATAAATCTTTCCTCTCTATTATCCACATCTCATGCGCAAACTAACGCAACATACTTTCATGGAAACTTTCAATAAAAAGGCCCCGGTTTCTGCCGAGGCCTTTTTATATTGATTTGATTGTATTCAATGCTTAAGAGACTCAAGTATTGCAGCCATCTTCACTAGAGAAATGTTTAGCTCAATGATTTTATGCTGATGGTACTCACTTGGATTTAGCCAGTACTTGGCCTTCTCAAGACAGCTTTTCGCTAACTCTCGGTCTAGAGGGCTGACTCCAGATGATGCCCCATACCATAGCGCATGCAGTTCATCCTCTTTTGATAAATCAGCTGGTTCTCCCTGTCTCAGTCTTGTTGTATAAGCAATCGATGCCGCAACTGCAGGGGTCAAAGCATCAATTGCTCTCAATCTTTTTTCAAGATTAGATTTTCTCCACTCTGATATGCTAGAAATAATCCAACTAAAATCCATAACAACAACCCTCAAGAACATTTAACTTTCAAAAAATTATCAAGATCGTAAGATCCATTTACCTACAAGAATTGATTCCATGGCTGATTTACTTCTTAGCGTTCTGCTCTGCCATTTCGATGTAGCGCGGATCGGATGCGCGGGGAAGCTTGATGCTCTGCTCGCGGTAGTAGCGCACACGTTCCATGAAGTAGTCCCTGAGATGCTCTGGCTGCTCTCTGGCAACCTGCTCTGCTATCACAGGCTGGTTAAGCCGCTCTTTGTAGGCAACACCGGAAGCTGCGAGGTCTACGTTGACCTTATCCTGCTCGTCTTTCGATTTGGCTGCAATGTTCCACTGTGACATAAATCCCCCTCTCGGTTTATGAAGGGGAGTATACATCAGGAAGGTGATTTCCTGCTGTCCTGCATCATGAGGAAGATGATCATTGCAGCGCGGAGTGGGTTAACATCGGCGATAGCAATATCCCAGTCACCATGATGCGCAGCCCACTTATCAGTGGCAGTACCAGGAACAATTCCAATCCGATTGGAAGTGATTATCGGCCATGCATCTGCTGGTTTATTGCAGAAGTCAAACCAATGATAAATATTATTTATATCCTTATGGCCGCATGACCTCTTATCTGCGCTGTGCGGATAACTAAGCGCCGCAAGAGCTGTTTTGCGTTCGAATACAAGCTTATTAATTTCAAAGTCGCTTAGCTTGCTGTAATCCATCACATACCCCTCATCTTCTTCAACAAAGCATCCAGAAACTTATTCTCGGTAACCGACTGGAAGCTATTACGCTTCATCAACTCATCTCTTGGCGGCATTGGTCTTTGTCTGCGACGTACTGATAAATCATCAGGGAATATAGATGGATCGTAAGAACGGACTATCATGATAGCACCGCCTTGCTCAGCTTCTCGCCGAGCGCAAAGATGTAGTCGCGTAATTCTTTCAGTGACTGCGCCTCTGACTGCAGGATTTCCCGGTGGCATAATTCCTTCACCAGGTGCTCAAATTTGCTGTAGTAGCCGAGGCGGGACAGCGTTTCCTGTCCGGCATTCTTTCCTTCCTTTACGATTTTCTTCTCGTTCAGGATGAGGTCGTGAGTTGACCCGGTGACGACGTATTTTCCACCGAGTTCGATATAAAGGCTTTTGCTCATTGATTGGCTCCTGATAGCAGGCCCAGTTGATACCGCTTAGACCTGACGGAATAAATGCTTCGGGAAGTTACTTTGGCTATCTCTTCCGCAGTCGATGACTTAAAGAGGGATAGTTCTTGCGCAGTCCATGGCTTAATTTTCATGTGATAGGTGAGCCTGACCCCCATCCTTGAGGCTTTGCCCCATATTGCCGGAATCGTTCTTTCGAGCTTTTCGGCGATCAACTCGGCAGGCATAGTGGCCGATACTTCGCGCAGGAAATCCTCTTCCCACGACTCCCAGGGAATGCATTTCATAGTGATTCGGCTATTTGATTAAGAGGGTTAGCTTGCCTGGCTTTAACTGCACACCAGGTATGTCATTGCCGGCTTCAAGTTGGTGCTTTATTGCCAGCTTGTTTGGTTTCACGGTGGTTTCGAACTCGACATATTCAGGAGGGATGGCTCCGGCGTCGATGATTTCAACCGTCTGCGATGGCGCTCTTATGGTTACCTGGTGTATGCCGGCTCTCAGCTTTTTCTTGCCAAGCATGTCGAGAGATGTGGCGATGTAGGCGTAGATGCTTTCGATTTTGTTTTCGATAGCACAAGCCCGGTCTGTGAGTGATTTCGCCTCCTCCCTGAGGCGCCTAGCGTACCCTGTTTCGTTTTTACAGATGGAAAGTAGTTGCTCTATTTTATCTACCAGTTCGCCTTCCATGCCCTCTACGGTGTCCGCAATCATCTCTGGCTCAAGGTCTGAGTCGAGTAGCTTTGCGTACTCGCTAGCAATCTCGTAAAGCTTACTCACTTGGCACCTCCAGCTTTACCTTGCACTCTGCATAGATGGCCTGAACATTCTGCTGCAACTTCATGCCCGCAGTGCGTCGGTATGCTTCCGCAAATACTCGTTTGAGGTCATCCATGTTTTCCGCCTGGGCCATGTCATCACAAAGAACCTGAACCTGATCGATGATTTCCTGTTGGCGACGGCGCTCATCTTCGCGAATGTCTTCCTCTGACTTATGCGGCATTACTGGCTCCTGAAATACACCTTCATCTTCATTGAGTAGGTGGATTGCGCTATCCAGGCGCTGAGCCTTAGGCCAGTATTTGCTCGCACGCTTGACTATGGTTTTGCGGGCCATTTCTTCCCAGAACGTTTTCCACGGGCCGTTTTTAGCTTTGCTGGTTGCCTCTACAGCCTTAATTTCCGCAAGGCTCATCTCTTCCGTGAGATAGTCACCGTCCGCTGTTTTCACCGTGCAATAACCGCCAACTACTGCACCTCTCTCTCCGAAGGCGTTGTATTTGTGAGTCGGTGCTGAGTCCAGGCCGTTTGACTCGTAAGTGTCATTAGCAAAGACCAGTTTGCACTGACCCCACTTAATCGAGCCGGTAGACTGGGCCAGATGCAAAAGACCCATGTAACTAATGTCGAGACACACCATCCCATCCCGTGGGACCAGGTATGCAAGTTTGCTGGCCGGGTTAAGCGTGATGCCAATGGCGGCCACGTTGATAATGGCGTTCTGCGCGCTCGTTGGATTACCAAGCGCCGTTTTTGCCAGGAAGTCATTTTTCTGGAAATACTGAATGGCAAACTGGCTTTCCTTAGCCCACGTCACGCTCTGGTCAGTCAAAGCGCCGCAGAATAGCGGCTCCTGCTGTTTGACGAACTCTACGATGTTGCTCATGCTGCATCCTCAAACGAATGGCGGCGAATGAATGCCGCTATTGCGTGCTCGACCACTACGCGAGGCCGGAACAAGTCCCACATCGCTGTGCCGGCATAGTCCTGGTAGCCACAGTCTTCTTCACTTAACCACTCAGCTGCGGTCTTTGTGTGCTCGTCTGGTTTGTGGTCTTCGAGCAGGTTAAAAAGCGGCTGCGCTGATGCACACAGCCGCTCTACCTCTTTGTCTATCTCCTGATAATCCGCATCGGTAAAACCGGCGATAATCTGCTTAATTTCGTTTTTATCATTCATGCTCAGGCGCATCGTCTCTCTCCTGTTCATTGTCATGCTCGGATAAAATGCCTTGCATGAGGCGAACGAAGTCTTCGTCAGGCATAGAGCTGACGGGGATATGATTGGTCATGCTGGGGTTTAGCTAGGAAGGATTAGGTTATTTACCGAGTGCTTTGGCTATTGCGGCGCGCGCTTTATCGTAAGGGCATGTGCATGTAAACCCATTATGGCCGCATGACTTGTTACCACCTGTTTGCTCAGCCATTAACAATTGAAGTGCTTCAAGCAACTCGGGCGCAGCTGCTATAAGGTAAGCATTGGCAAACTGCTCAGGTCCTGATAAATGCCTGTTGCCTCCTTCATCCCCCCAATGATCAAACCCTTTTTTGTCCCAATCCATGAGAATTGCCGTTCTCTCTGCTGTAACGACTTTGAAGCCTTTCCCATCAATCACTGAAACTTCATCTACATATTGTTGGACAGCAGACCAAGGCCCTGGTGTACCTTTAAACTCTTGCATTTCCCCTCCGATACCACGGCATACCAGCCGCAGCTTTCATTTCTTCGTTAGCTTCCATCCACTTAGCACCATCACCATTCTTTCTGGCGATACGCGCCTTGATTTGAGCCAATCGCAATAATGTGTGATCAATCTTCATGTTCATCACCACGTAATAGTCAGCACCAGATAGATGACAGCAGCCCACACAACAGCGCCAAACATTGCCGCATAGCTCATAGAGCGCCAGCCGTTTCTGCTCATTGTTAACTCCTGAGGTAAAAAAAACCGCCCGGAGGCGGTCATTGATTCTTGGATTATCAAATTCTTTCCATTGACTCTATTTTTTCTTTTAAACTTATCAGTCCGAGGTTTTCTCTTGCATCATTAACTACTTTTTTAAGTAAATCGTCAGCAATAAAACTCAACTCGTCGTAGGCAATAAATACATGCTTACTGCCTTCCTCAACTTGCTTATCGATTAGTTTCGTTTTATGAGTAAACTCTTCTATTGATTCGCTCGTGGTTCTGCTGAGAGTCAATGCAGCCGTGTATAAATGCTTTTCCATACGCTTCCCAATCAAAGCCATTTTGTCCCAATCTATCTCTGGCCTGTCATCTTCCCTGGCATATCCATGGTGTTTGTCTTCTTCAAAAGAATAAAGCTTTGCATATGAGTCACGCATATAGATAAGGTCATCAATCAGAGAGAGATATGCCTCATAATTCTTATCCCACCATTTCTCCCTATAGAACTTTTTCAACGCTAGTTTTGATGCAAACCAGGCAGCAGATCCTCCGCTGGCAATACCTACAACTATCTTCGAACCCAGGTCGTAAAAGTCAAAAGGTGATGCACTCATCCTTCACCGCCATTCCGTTAAATTAATAGACGCATTTTAAGCGTTATCATACCAATGGAATAGACTTTCCTTTCATCTTCTGCCGGCCTGAGCAAGTAATGCCGCGCTCGCCAGGCTGTTTGTACCAGATGCGGTTTCTACGCTCTGTAATCTCTTCCTTGGCTGGTTTTTCGCGAAGGCTACCCAATGATGTAGCCAGCACAACGCGATTACTACATTCCTCAGAGATGCGCGAGAAAGCGCGGTCAATCTTCTTCGCCAGCTGCTGGCTTTCGCGCATACCTTGTTGATGACGGATGGCGCGTAATAACTTCTTGTGTTCACGATTAGTCATGATTGCCTCCTGAAATGGTTTTGGCGCTGAGCGTTTAGCACCCTGACACACACCCCAAACCCATCTCGTTTGGTATTGTTGGCCCGAAACAGGCCTTCTGTTGTTAAAGAGCATTCACCGTCCTGGTGAGTAGTGCGTCCTGCTGATGGGTTAAATATGCTCTAGAGAATAATTTTAGTCAATAGGGTTTGTGATAAAAAAGTCACAAGAGACTAGATGGTGTGATTCTGAGGAGAATTATTATTGAGATTTTATTCTGAAAGTGCTTTTATACTGTACGTGTATACAGTTGATTTTTCTTAATTGTGAGCATGCATGGAGTATTGATGGGAAGTTTACTGACAAGAAGAGAGGCCGGGGTGTTCGATGAAACCCCGGCGGAGGAAGATGATTTATTTTACTTGGATAGTTCGGGTATGAAGATTTGCTTCACTGTTCCTCTGATTACAGAGGTGTCTTCTATTTCAGCTAGCGGGACTCTGTCATCGTCTACTGACAGAAAAACACCGCCAGCTCCATTGATGTGATACCGGAATACGGAGATGAAATCACCACTCTTTGCTACAACCAAATCAGATGTTGATGGCTGCAGGTCAGGGTCGACGATCACGATAGAGCCAGCTGGAGCCTGAGAGATACCGGTCTTCCCGTGCATGATATATGCCTGGAAGTTTTCAGGGAGTTCATTAAACCAGTTAATGGATGTCCCTGTAGCGCCATCCTTATCCCATACCATAACCTGTTTAGAGGCATCGACCTTTTCAAGCTTAGTATCTGATGATCCAAAGATACTACCTTGCCCATTGATAAGCCAGTCAGCGCTTATACCCATGGCGGCCGCAAGCTTTCCTGACGACTTAGACGTCTCGCTAGACCCCCTCAATATCTTAGATATCAAAGATTGTTCAACGCCAGATGCCTTAGCAAGGGCCGTCTGACTGGAGAACCCCGTTTCCTTCATGGCGTAAGCCAAACGTTCAGATAGTGTTTTCATGGTGTGAAATTATTCTTTCCAGAATAAGTAGTCAAAGTCTCAAATGACTTGACCTTAATAATTCTCTAGAGCATACTTTGTTTGTGTTATGCGACAGGGACTAATTATGAATCAAGTAATCCAGCGTGCGATTGACATTGTCGGATCTCAATCCGAACTGGCCCGTCGCGTAGGGACTGGCCAGCCGTCAGTAAGCAAGTGGCTATATGGGGCTGAAATCAGCTCCCGCTTTATCTCGGCGATTGTAACAGCCACCGATGGGAAAGTTAGCGCAGCAGAAATCCTAAATTCTATGACTCGCGCTAAAGCTCGATAAGAACCACCGCTCTTTAACATCGCTGCGGGCTGATTCGGCCCATTCACCAAAACGCATCAACGAATGCGTCTACCTAACTATTTTCAACACTATGGAATTTAACATATGGAAACTTCAACTAACCGCAACATCTCAGAGGCTCGACGAATCGAATCGTGGCTTCTTAACCGCATCGCCCTGAAGGGTGGAACCAATGTCGCCAAGGCGATTGGCGTTGATAAAGCGCAGATCTCACGCTGGAAGGAAAGCTGGTTGCCGAAGATGGCAATGCTCTTGGCTGTTCTGGAGTGGGGTGTTGTTGATGACGATATCGCCAGATTAGCGAAGGAAGTAGCTGCAGTTCTCACAAAGAAAAAATCCCCGGCGGCAACCGAGGATTCTGAGCAAATCACCATGCAATTCTAGGACCGAATCACTGGATCAATTCACAGGAGTAATTATGACAAAGCGTCGTAAGAAATACCAGGAAAAAGAAGAAATTCGACACCCTGATTCACCTGAGGGATTGGTCGTCACCGCATCCAATAACAGGGCGTTCGCAGAGCGTCTGATTGGTGTTTACAGACTAGCCAAAGCAGGAGTTAAGAATGGGCGTCGTTAAGTTAGCCGACTACAGGCATATCCCTGTACAACCGCAGGAGGCAACCAGTATGGGGTATGTCTCTATACATCGCCAATTTATGGATAGCCGACTCTACAAGGACTCTCAGGCAGTACATCTTTGGCTGCACCTAATCCTTAAAGCAAACCATGACGAAGTTACTGTAAACACTGATATCGGACCCGTTACAGTTGGCCGTGGTCAGATGCTTACCGGACGACCAACCTTAGTCAGTGAGACCTTCATTCCAGACAATAAGGTGCGCAGTTTATTGCGTACCTTTGAGTCGAAAGGAATGCTTAACATCACCTCTATGGGGAAGAGGTTTAGCCTTCTGACAATCGTTAAATATGATGATTTTCAGTCTCAAAATTGTCCAACGGTTGTCCAACGGTTGTCCAACGCAAACACCAGTAATGACGCACCTCTCAGCGGTGATTGTCCAACGAATGTCCAACGGTTGTCCATAAACAATAATATAACTAATAACTCTCTTACTAACGTAAGAGAGAGTGCATCAGCCGGCAAAAGTCAGGCAGAGAAAAAACCAAAGATTTCCTGCGAAGAAGTCTTCCAGGCATTACGTGAAGAACTTCCTGAAGCGAGAGGGTGGAAGTTTATTGACGACCGCCGTCGAAACCTGATCCGTACTTTCTGGGCAAAGGCCAACAAAATTGCCAGAGGTCTTGATGATGGCAAGCCGCTGACGATTGAAGGTTTTAGGGATTACCTGAAATACATTCGCGAGAACTGCCGCTGGATGCTGGAAGACCGCCCAGACAACAAGAGCGGAAAGACCTGGCGGCGCAAGAACTTCGAAGCCTTCCTGAGCGACAAGCTCTATCTGGAAGTTCGTGAAGGAGATCGCGATGACTTCTGAAATCATCACCGCCCCGCATAACCTCGAAGCAGAACAAGCAGTCATCGGTGGCCTCCTGCTGGACGACAATAACAGCGAGCGAGTCCAGAAGGTTCTGGCAATGCTTAAACCCGAGTCGTTCTATGGCAGAGCTCACCAGATAATCTTTGCCGAAATCAGGCAAATGTTCCGGGAAAACAAGCCAGTTGATGGACTGACCTTGTTTGACTCACTTGAAAGCAAAGGTCTTGCCGAGCAGGTCGGCGGATTCGCCTACATCGGACAACTTGCCAAGAACACTCCCAGTGCTGCCAACATCGTGGCTTACGCGGCATCGGTTCGCGAAGCAGCAATGGAGCGATATGGCATTCAGCGCATGACCGAAGCGACAGAGTTGCTATACGCCAGGAACGGCATGAGCGCCGTGGAGAAGTACGAAGCCATTCAGAGCATCTTCACACAGCTTACAGACCACTCTAAGACCGGTAGTCGCCGTGGGCTTAGATCATTTGGCGAGGTTATGGATGATTGGGTAAACGATCTGGAAAAACGCTTTGACCCTTCCGGAGAGCAGCGAGGAATGAGTACCGGAATACCATCGCTTGATCGACTGCTGGCACCGAAAGGTCTGGTTAAAGGCTCCCTTTTTGTGATTGGCGCAAGGCCTAAGATGGGGAAAACAACCCTGTACGGGCAGATGGCTATCAACTGTGCTGTTCGAGAGAAAAAGCCAGCACTGATGTTCAGCCTGGAAATGCCTAGTGACCAGATCCTCGAGAAACTGGTAGGGCAGAAGTCCGGCATAAACCCGAGCATTTTTTACATGCCAGCAACTGATGATGCCGATGAGCAGTACCAGGGAGACTATGACGGAGACTTTAAGAAGGCCATCGCCACAGCTGGTCGTCTGAGTGAAATCGACATGCTGTACATCGACGATACCCCAGGACTTTCACTGGCGCATATTGTTAGCGAATGCCGACGAATTAAGCGCGAGAAGGGCTGCGTAGGAATGATTCTGGTTGACTACCTGACATTGATGACTGCCGAAAAAGCAGACCGTAATGACCTTGCGTACGGGATGATCACCAAAGGGTTGAAGAACCTCGCCAAAGAGCTTGGATGCGTCGTAGTGCTGCTGACTCAGCTCAACCGAGAACTGGAGAAACGAATTAATAAACGCCCGTTACCGAGTGATTCCCGCGATACAGGACAGATTGAGCAGGACTGTGATTACTGGGTTGGCATCCATCGCGAAGGTGCTTTCGATGACAATGTGCCACCGAGTGAAACGGAGTTAATCCTGCGACTTAATCGCCATGGCAGTACCGGTACGGTGTATTGCAATCAACTTAACGGGGCAATTTACGACGCTGACCAACAGGCAGCAGCCGCAGAGCGCCGCAGCCGTGAGCAGCAGCCGAAAAAGAAAGGGGGATTTTGATGGATGCACTAAAGCAACGAATCATCGAGTTCGTCAGAGAAAACCAGCCAGTAACCGAAGAAAGGATGCGTACTAGCTTGGGATTGTCAGTTCACCAGTGCCGTGCGTATAGAAAGCAGATGAAGGCAACAGGCCAACTTTTTATCGCCAACGGCTCCGGTTGCTTTATCTCGCAGGCTGATTTCGAGGACTGGCTCCGAAATGGTGGCGGTCATGAGAAAATGAAAAGTATTGGGAGAATGGGAGGGCGCGGACAGACACCTGACCGAGAACAGAGACGGCTTATCATCGAGTATCTCTCAAATCATACAGAGCCCTCCACTGCCAAAGAAATCTACAAGGCATGCCACATCAACCAGAAAAGCGCATATCGAATTCTCGCGAGTCTCCTGGAAGACGGAACTATTGGTAGCGACGGTAAGCGTGTTGGCCGGCGGTACGTTCTGGATGCTGACAGTGCCTATTGCGACTTCGATGACAGAGATACGCCGGTTAAAGCGTTCGTCAAATACAACCCCAGGCGAAACGGAGTTGTTCAGGCTTATCTGAATAGCCCGGCACGACAGAGGCTGATGGCTGTATATGGGAGGATGGGATGACAAGCAAAAAGAAAATCGCAGACAAAAAGTTTCAGGAAGCCATGCAAGCGGTACATGCGGCAGGCGAGGACAGCGTTAACTACTGCCTTAGCTTTATTCGCGGCTACCTGGAAAGCATTGGGAAAACCGAAATGCTTCACGAGTGGGATGATGCTTGCATGCGCATCAAACTATCAGAAGGTGAGCAAATTCACTGAGGTGTGGCATGTCTGAAATCTACATAGCAGAGCCATCTGCAGGATTTAGTGGGCTGATTGTGATAATCGGCCTTTTTTATGCCCGGAGGAAAGGGTGAGCGATACACGAAACTGGAAATGCTTCTTTGGTATGCATCAGTGGGAATTTAAGGGCGAAACACAGAGAAATTTCTACGCAGACGCAAATAGCAAAAGACCTTACAGAATTGTAACCATCATCCGAACGCGATGTGCTCATTGTGGAAAATGGGAATCACAGATTATCGATTAACAGGCCTGCAATAGCGGGCCTTTTTTATGAGGGTAAGAAAGCATGAAATTCATCAAATTAACACAAAAAATCGTGGTGCAGCACCAGGGTGCATACGGTTGGGAACCAGAAACAGTCTACGAGCCTGTGTTTGTTGCCGCAGGTCACATCGCCAGCATGTATTTCGCTGGTCTGACAATCCTGAAAATGACCTCCGGAGAACGCATTGACGTGAAAGAGACCCCGGAAGAAATCATCGCCATGCTCGCCGAAGGAGCAGCCAAATGACAATCACACTACAGGCAGTAAACGAGCTCATCGCTTCCCTGGAGAGCGCAGGCGAGCTGTCGATCAGAGAGCAGAAGTTCCTGAAGCTGGCGAAATCTTACCAGCAGTTGGCTGCGGAGAATGTGGGGCTGAGGCCGTTAATCGCCGAGAACTGGAATATGCGTGACCTGCTTCGTCAGTTAATGGCTAGACGCCCAGGCGGGGTGTATTTCAACAGATGGGAGAAGCTAATCGTTGGGGTGCTGAACGAAACCCCCGCCACCGATCGCATCGTAGCCGGGATTAAGGCTGATGGGGTGGAGGAGTTTGCAGCATCCCAGCGCGCCATTACAGAGGAATGGGCCTGTAAAGAAGGTCACTCATCCTTGCTGAAGGTAGCCGAAAGAGCTGAGCTTTTTGCCAAGCAGCTGCGGGAAGGTAAATCAGAGGAGGTTAAATCATGAGCTGCGGATATCAAGGTTATGAGTTTGGTGCACATTACCCGGATAGCATTTGCTGTGATGGCTACCTCTGGGATGCTGACAGCGGTGACGAAATGGGGATGGATAACGGCGGAGATATTCCTTGCCCGGTCTGTAATCGTAAGGAATGGCTGGCTTTCTACCGTGATCAAATCATCGAGTGCGGCATGGAGCAGGCAGAGCGAAAACGCGGACCTAAAACTGTGAAATACGGTGGCTTCCCTGAGCCAATACGTTTTGATGCAAAGGCTATGCGCAGCATTCGTCGCTTGTTGCGCCGTGGCTGGTATCAGGGCAGGAAATATTACGCCAAGCAGCTGCGCGAGGGGGCCGACAAATGAGCAACCATATCCCTAACTTCGGCTGGAACCGCCTGAAACTGGCAAAGCTCACCTATGAGCAGATTTCTCAACTGGAAGAGCAAGTGAAGGCTGAGCATGCCTGCAAAAACGGCATTCACCTCTTCGACAAAGCCGGACAGCGCAAACTCGATGCCCTTAGCTGGGCCGTATACAACAAGCAGAAGGCGGAGCGTGCCGCATGACAACTGATATCACCGAACTGGCGCAGAGCCTGAAACGTCGAGCAACATCCGCAAAGGAGTTTGGCGAAAGCCTGTATGTAAAGGCCGACGACGTCCTCGCGATGGTAGAGGCGCTGGAGCGTAAGGAAGAGCAGCGTGCTAACTGGTTCCAGATGGCGCAGAAATTAGGGGAAGACTTGGATTCGGCAGAGAAGCGCATCGCCGAGCTGGAGTCCCGCACCGTCACCGTGAAGCTGCCACAACGACTTCAGCCAGGCGCTGATGGTTGGGATGACTGGTATGTGCACAGCGACGATGAAGGGGAATATCTCAAGTTTGATGATGTGCTGGCAATGCTAACCGCCGCTGGCATCAAGGTGGAGGTGAAGTGATGGCACTGACCAAAAAACAGCGCGCAGAGCTGCGTATGAAGTTTGGCGGGCGCTGTGCTTACTGCGGCTGTGAACTGCCGGAGAAAGGCTGGCACGCTGACCACGTACAGCCTGTGGCGAGAATCTCTAAGCAGGATATGAAGGCCGCAGAAAAAGGAATTTTCAAACTGAAAGCGACTGGAGAGGTACGGAATATCTACGCCGACACCTTGGAAAATCAGTATCCGGCATGCGCTCCATGCAATCTGTTGAAAACCTCTTACTCGCTGGAAATGTTCAGAAAACAAATTTCTCTACAGGTTGAGCGGGGTAGAAAGAGCAGTGTCAATTTCCGCACCGCAGAGCGCTTCGGCCTTGTTGAAGTCGTCGAAAAGCCGGTGGTTTTCTGGTTCGAAAAGTATCAGGCAGAAGGAGCCAACCAATGACCAGCAAATTAACCAGCGAAATTCTGGACGATGAGACTCTAGCAGAGCTGATCGCTTTTCGCCGTAGCCGCGTAGAGTATTGCCAGAAGGAAGGCCTTCCATATCAGAAGGCGATGCATGATTCGATGATGCTGGCACTTGAAGAGCTACAGGAACGCCGCAAGGCCGCAGCCAAAACCATCACACTGCCTACGCCAGCTTGTACTTATGCTGATCACAGTTATCCGGCATACACGAAACAGCAGGTTCTTACCATGCTGGAATCGCTGGGCGTTACTGTCGTTGAGGAGGATGTATGACCAAATCAACCATAACCAGAGAGCAGCTGGAAGAATGGGTTGCACAATTTGATGAAGATGGCGGCTGTGATGCCACTGACAGCCAATTAGAGGCTCTCATTCGTCAATCGCTGGCCGCAATGGACGGCGAGCCGGTGGCAGAAGTTTTATCTAACCGCCCGGGTAATGACACGTCGACAATCGACAGGGCGCTTCCTGTTGGCACCAAGCTCTATCGCCACGCGCAGCCGGCGTCGGTAGTGCCGGTATCCCAGAAGGAGCCCATTAGTTTTGACGAGTGGTCACGCAAATGCGCTTTGCAAATCACGCTTTGCTACTCTGATTTTCGTGAAAAGGCTAAATACATCTGGGATTCAGCGCGCGAAACACAGCACGTAGCGCCGGTGCTAGTTGATGATGTGTCAATATTCGAAGCAGCAATTGAAGAATGTAAAACGTGCGACTCAATTGATGAGCATGCCTGGAATCACGGTGTTTTGGCTGTGATAGCAAAATATGAATCATGCCGCGCCGCCATGCTCAATGGAGGTAAGCCATGAAAGAGGAACTGCTGCTACTCAGAAAGCAGCTGAAGATGGGGCATAGGATATCATTCGCTGAAGCAATGCTCCTGCAGAGAGCTATCGACATTCTTGTGAATAAGGCTGGCAACTCTCCGGCGCAATCCGATTGTTGCCCGGCGCAAAACTGTATCCATTCGGCGCAGGGTGTCGATCGCCCCATAGCCTGGCATCACTCCGCCAAATCAAAAGAAGGCAATCACGGCACCTGCTGTTTTTCTTATGCTTCTTCCCATGATTTTGGGCCAGGGTATGAGAAGCCACAGAGTCAGCCGCACTATCTCCCTGAGAGGCTGGATTATGATCGAGCTTTGCATTTCCTTTCCACCGAGCCACGGAAAGTGACGCCTGAAACAGTCATAGGTGGCAACTCTCCGGCAATTCCGGATGGTTACGTGATGGTGCCTGTCGAGCCGAACGGCGACATGCTAGCGGCGGCTCAAGATGCATACGGCGAAACTGATGGCGATATCGCAAGCACGCTCCGCGCCGTCATGCTTGCAGCCGCCACGCAGGAGGGAAAATGACTATAGCCATCGATCGACTGAAGGAAGTGACAAGGGACTTTGGTCGCAGGCATATCGCCTACCAGATGGCCAGGGAACTGCTGGAGATCTATAGCGGTAACGGTCCGTTAGTGTGGAATGCGCTGAGTGATTTCCCTCCTGAGGTGAATGGCAAATATCTTGTCATTACCAGCTACGGGGATATTCGGACCGCCTGCTATGACTGCGAATCAGGGGAATGGAGGGCTTCAGATGGCACCATTACCGGAGTTATCAAGTGGATGGATTTGCCAGCCGCCCAGCAGGAGGTGAAGGGTGAGTAAGGTCGAATTGCTTGAGAAGATATCGGCGCTCGCTACTGAATGCCACGCGCTGGCCTGTGAGCTTGATATTGGTGATGAGCGAACCGAAATGTTCGAAATCTACGGCGTGCTGCACAACCTCGGTCGCCGCGGCTACGCCTGCCAGGTAGGGCTGAGAATGAATCCACTGCTCGCATCCTGCGATGATGACGAGGATGAGGAAGATGACGATTGGCATGAGGATGACGACTGATGCCTAAATCCCCCGCAGAACGCAAATCCGCGCAGGAGGTGATGAACGATGAAGCAAACAATCTTTCTCAGAAGTAAGCAGCAACAGCAATCAGCAATAAACTCCATTCTCGCAGCGCCTCTGAACACCGATAAGCCCGTCACCATCCGCATCACCGAATATAAACGCAACCTCGACCAGAATGCTCGCTTTCACGCCATGCTGGGTGATATTGCACGACAGGTTCATTGGTGTGGAAAACAGCTAAAGCCGGAGCAATGGAAAGTTTTGCTGATAAGTGGTCATGCAGTAGCCACAAAGCAGCAGGCCGAGATTGTTCCCGGCCTTGAGGGTGAATTCGTCAATATCAGAGAAAGCAGCGCAGAGATGAGCGTAAGCCGCATGGCGAGCCTGATTGAGTACACCATGGCGTGGGCTATTGGTCAGGGCGTCAGATTCACAGACAGGAGGTATGGATGACGCGATGTGATCGCTGTGGAGAGCGTAAAGATGATTACCGGTTCAGGCCCGGGCAACCTTACTGGCACAAATGGTGTATCCGCTGTGAGCGCTCACCGGTAGGTGATTTTCCTCTTCCGCAAACCAAGGAGGACGTGTGGCACGACGAAGCGCAACGCAAATCGTAATGGAACATCTGATATTCACTCCTACCAAACGAAGCAGAAACCGCAAGAAACCCATCCCCACAGAATCCGATGTTTCAACTTTCAATTACACGGCCCGTCTGTGGGATATGCGTTGGCTCAGAGCAAGAGCAAGGAGGAAAGATGCTTAGCCATAACCAAATTCAATCCTACGAGCAGCAGAGTGTACGCAGAGCATTATGTGCCGGCTGCACAAAAGAGCTGGCGCCAGAGGAAACATACGCGTGTTCTGAATGCGTGGATGAATGGTTGGTTTATCGTGATCCAAATAACTCAATGACGGAGGAGGAAGATGGCAAGCCTTCGTAAAGAAGCGCGTGGCAGGGAGTGTCAGGTGCGTATCTACGGTGTATGCAATCACAATCCTGAGACCACTGTTCTTGCTCATTATCGAATGGCAGGTTTATGCGGTACTGGCATGAAGCCAGACGACCTCCTCGCAGCATGGGCGTGTAGCAGTTGCCACGACGAGATAGACCGCAGAACGCACATCATCGACCACGAATTTGCAAAGATTTACCACTTGGAGGGCGTGATGCGAACTCAGGGTATTCTGCGCAAGGAGGGGAAGATAAAGACATGAATGAATATAACTTCATCCTGCCCTGGCCTCCCAGCGTAAACACATACTGGCGACGGCAAGGAAGCAGGTATTACATCAGCAAGAAAGGACAGCAGTACCGCAAAGAAGTTATCCAGATTATCAAAAGCCTCAACCTAGACATCCTCACCAAATCACGACTCCGCATAAAAATCATCGCCGCAGTGCCAGATTCCCGGCGCAGAGATATCGACAACATTTTGAAATGTCTCCTCGACTCACTTGTCCACGCCTCATTAGCTGAGGACGACGAGCAGTTTGATGATATTCGCGTGATTCGTGCGGCAAAAGTGAAGGGCGGTCAGGTTGAAATCAAGATTACAGAGCTATCGGAGGCGACATGAGAAAAATCCAATACCCAATGACCACGGCGGCAATATTCGATGATGTTGTCTATCCGCTGCATTTCGACAACGCCGGCAAGGTTAAGCAGAAAATTGAAGGCGCTGTTAACTGGTTCTGCCGGTGGTGCAACGAAGAGAGAGCCGTGGTGAAAGCACGTTTGCTTGTCAGTTGCTGGGGTCTGTATCTGAGCCATCACCAGGTTATGCAGGAGTCAGCATGACACTCTCTATCAAAACCATCCCCGACATTCTCGTAGAGGTACGTGGGAATCAGTCGGAAGCAGCAAGGAAATTAGCTTGCAGTAGAAACACCATCCTCAGGTATTCACGAGATACCAAAGCTCAATTCCACGCCATCGTTAACGGCGTTCTCATGGTTCATCAAGGCGGAAGGGGTAAAGCATGTGCTCAATAACTAACATCCAGCAAGCCAAATGGCAGCGCCAGCGTGATATGCATAACGAGCAGGTGTTGATCGGCAAAGAGCAAGAGCTTGAGCGCAGTCTTGCTTATGTGCGCGAGCAACTGCAGGAAGTGCGTAACCGACTGGGCACTAATAAGCCTGAAGGTCCGGAGGTTGCATGAGGTATACGCCAATATTCAGCATGGTTAACTTCATTGATGATGCTCATTTCCGCCGCGTATGGAAACACCCAAAGAAAACCATCAACTCGCGCCAGAAGGCATGGGTTCACTACATGCTTCAGGTATGGGGCAAGGTCAACGCCGGCGATGATTCCCCCGGCGGTGCAATTAACGTTATCGGTCGCCTGATGATTCGCAGTCAATGGAGTGATGACAAGGCAAAGCAGATTGAGTCTGTCGTCATGCGCCTGTACGAAGAGGATGGGCTACGTGGAGACGCTCTCTATCAGAAAGCTCGCGAACTGGTCATCCCTCAATCATCGTTCAGCAACATCATCGCTCTCGCCAAAGAATCCGATGATGCTGCTTTCGTTGAACGTGTGATGGTCAAGACGTTTCACCGTGAAAGCCCCGTCCGCGATGTAGCTATTAAGCGATATTGCAATCGCAATTGCACGCAAGACATCGCCAGGCTGATGAATGCTGTCACTGGAATGGATATCCAGTCATGTAGGCGCAGGGTTGTATGGTGTGAGAATGTACTCGATTCAGAAATCTTTTATGCAATGAAGCGAGAGATAGAGAAGGAGTTTCCACAAATTGCAGCTTAGTTGATAAGTTTTTTTCTCAATTATTTGCTTTTGCGAAATGAAAGTAGTACATTTTATGTATGCTCGGAGCAAAAGCGAACTGAGCAGCAAAACAAGAAGGCCCTGAGTTAATCACTCGGGGCTTTTTCATTTCTGCAATCCGGTCAGGACTTTTGAGTTAATGCGTGCTGCACGACACGTCGACACCCGCCGCGCAAGAGCCCTGAACCAGATTGCTGGTTTAGCTCAGCAGGTAGAGCGCCTGCCTTGTAAGCAGGGTGTCGGCGGTTCGATTCCGTCAACCAGCACCAGACCCAGCCAGGGTACCTTCGGCCATAGAGCCGCATTGCTATTACCCTCATGCTTATTGCCCGCCTTTTTGCGGGCTTTTTTATTATCAGGTCCCGCGGGAATCATCATCGATACGCTTCGTTGTTAAATCCAGCCCGACGGGCCTGACCCTTTCAAACACGCACAGCACCCGCTAACAACGCGAGGTGAGAGTATGTATCGCATGGAAAAGATAACCACTGGTGCTGCCTATGGCGCTTCAGCCGGGAGCATCCTTAACGGCATGCTAAATGCCTACAGCCCCGAGCAGTGGAATGCCATCGGCGTACTGGTGGGCATTGTCATCGCCGTACTTACGTATCTGACGAATTTGTATTTCAAGATTCGCGAAGACAACCGACGCAGCAGGAGCCGAGATGAACCCGACGCTGAGGAGTAAGCTGATTGGTGCGATCGCCGGCGGTTCGGGCGCGATCGCAATTGCTTCTGTCATGCTTGGTAATGCTGACGGCCTGGAAGGAAGGCGTTATTACGCCTATCAGGATGTTGTCGGCGTCTGGACTGTTTGTGATGGTCACACTGGCGCCGATATTCGCCGCGGCCACCGCTACACCGACAGGGAATGCGACAACCTGCTGAAGGCAGATCTGCGGAAGGTGGCAAGTGCAATTGACCCGCTTATCAAAGTCCGCATTCCTGATCCTACCCGCGCCGCGCTTTACTCATTCACCTACAACGTTGGCTCTGGAGCTTTCGCCAGTTCCACGCTGCTGAAGAAACTGAATGCTGGAGATGTGCCGGGCGCTTGCAAGGAACTGCAGCGCTGGACATATGCCGGTGGCAAGCAGTGGAAGGGACTGATCACCAGGCGCGAGATTGAGCGTGAAGTCTGCGAGTGGGGCCAGAAATGAGCCAATTAACCGCAATCATCAGCGCTGTAGTCATCCTGCTGCTTTCCTGCATTTTCTCATGGCGTTCTGGCTGGAATTCTCACGCTGACCATATCAACGCCCTCGCGGCGAAGAAGAAAGAGAAAGCCGAAAAGACTATCCAGCCAGTTGAGCAAAAGGCCGCTGCCGCTACAGAAGAGGGCAAGGTCATCTACCGAACCATAACCCGCGACGTGGTGAAATATGTCCAGTCTCCGAATCGTACTGTGTGCCGGTTTGACGATGATGCTGTGCAGCTGCGCCAGCGAGCTATCGACGCTGCCAACGCCATCCCCGGATTTGATGAGCCCTCCGTGCAAAGCAAGTGACGCAGGGAAGGACACTGACGAAGACCTGCAATCTGACGTCGAAACCTCTCAATGTCTACGCCAACTTCGGTTGGATAAGTACCGCTGGCAGGCCTACTACCGGGCAATCAGCCAGTAGCAGGAATACATCACTACGCAATGTCTGAGGTGACGATGTTGATACTCTTCATTCTCCTGTCGATCTGCTTTCTTTGACTAAGCGATCAGTAACACAGGCCGTATTATTGCTATTCAATTTCTCGCTTTGTTGCAACCATCGCAGGCAATGTAAAAGAGTAAGTCAAGAATACTTCTGTAAATTTCAAAAGTTGATCTACTTCCTCTTTTGTGAATTCTTCATCAGAGTGAACGGCTCCATTTGTATCAATCCGTATGATATGCGCCCAATCTGCCATTTCTTGAGTAATCAAGCCTGTTGCTCGTAATGCAGATATACGGCGAACAAGCTTGTCTTCATCTCCAAGGTGAAGGGATTTTGTCGCAATATCAATTACTTTTCTACAGTTCATGGCGCTAGTTTCATAACGGCCTCTGGCAAAATCCTCTTTGGCTTCTATAAAAAACTTGGCAGCCCTTTCCGGTGTGGACTCTGGAGCTGAAATCGGTTTTTGCGATGGATAACACAGTGACACCTTGAACTCTGGGTGTTTATTGACAATAACAGGGTAAAGCTGACCTTTTGCATATGCCTCAGGACCACCGTAAACAGTCGTTTCAACTTCGGCAATCACGAGCCTGAAACATGAGTTGCATTGGAAAACGAGTGAGAAAAATCGAGGTTTTAAATGCGCCTCTTTAATAAATGTCAACATAGCTTTTTCTTTTAAGCAGTGAGGGCAACTACGATCGATGGACATCATTGCCATTTTTAGCTTCCTTAATTTAATGTTTAAAAGGGTTTAGGCTTGATAACAAGCTAAAGTATCCCAACCGCAATCATTAAGATGTTCAAATGTAATATCCACCTTTAAGACTTTAAAAACCAGAGGAAGATATGAGCAAACCCGACTGGGAGGCCATCGAGACGGCGTACCGGGCCGGGGTGATGTCCCTCCGTGAAATCGCATCGCAGCACGGTATCAGCGAAGGTGCTATCCGTAAGCGAGCAAAGCGTGACGACTGGTCGCGTGACCTGAATGCAAAGGTGAAAGAACGCGCTGACGATCTGGTACGCAAAGCAGAGGTACGCAAACAAGTACGCAGTGAAGTCACTTTGAACGAACGCGTACTGATTGAAGCGACTGCAGAGGTAATCGCCAGTGTCCGCATGGAGCATCGCGGTGATATCAAGCGCGCCAGGCAGATAACGAATGCGCTGTTTGATGAGCTAGGCGCGGAGTGCGCTGATGTGGCCGCGCTGGAGAAGCTCGGAGAGTTGATGCTTGACCCAGACGACAAGGGACAGGACAAGCTCAATGAGATTTACCACAAGGTCATCAGCATGCCGGAGCGCGTTAAATCGGTGAAAGCTCTCAGCGAAGCGCTGAAGAACCTGATCGGACTTGAACGCCAGGCCTACGACATCGACGGGCCGGAAGGCGACAATTCTGTTAAGCAACTCTCTGAACTGATGGATTCCTTGTCTCAGGGGGCGTAATGAAGCCTGAGTATCTCAAGCTGCTAGCTGATAAAGACTGGCGGCTGAACAATCTTTACTGGATCACCGACAAAGAAGGCAAGCCGACTCGCTTCAGGATGACGCCGGAGCAGCGGGAATACTTCGAGGGGATTCATACCCGCAATATCATCCTGAAAGCTCGCCAGCTCGGATTTACCACAGAGGTGTGCATCATCCAGCTCGACGCTGCTCTGTTCGAGTCGGCAAAGTGCGCGCTGATCGCCCACACGCTGAATGACGCAAAGCGCCTGTTCCGGGAAAAGGTTAAATATGCCTACGACAAACTGCCGGCGGAGATAAAGGCAGCCAATCCGGCGAGCAACGACTCAGCCGGCGAGTTGGTCTTTAAGAAGGGCGGTTCTCTCTACGTAAGCACTTCATTCCGTGGCGGTACGCTGCGCTACCTGCATGTTTCCGAGTTCGGAAAGATATGCGCCAAGTATCCTGACAAAGCCCGTGAAATCGTCACTGGTGCGTTTGAGGCGGTATCGACAGGATGCTTTGCTACTATCGAGAGCACCGCAGAGGGCCGGGCGGGATACTTCTTCGATTACTGCCAGACGGCAGAGAAAGCGCTGCTGCAGGGTAAGCCGTTATCTGCGCTGGACTGGAAGTTTTTCTTCTTCTCCTGGTGGAAGAATCCGCAGTACGCAATTGACCCGATAGAACCGCTCCCTGCACGCCTGCTTGAGTACTTCGCTGAGATGGAGGCGAAACACGGCATAGTCGTTAACGAACGTCAAAAGGCGTGGTATTACGCCAAAGAAAAGACGCTCGGCGACGACATGAAGCGCGAATACCCGACCATTCCGGCCGAGGCGTTCCAGCAGTCGGTCGAGGGCGCGTACTACGCCAAACAATTCCGCTGGCTCTACACCAACAAGCGGATCGGCCAAATCCCGGATAACTCCCATCTACCGGTTCACACGTTCTGGGATATTGGTGTGGGGGACTCCACGGCGATCTGGTTCGTTCGCGAGGTCGGCGAAGAGTTTCATATCATCGACTACTACGAAAACTCTGGCGAGGGGCTTCGGCACTACATGAAGGTGCTGAAAGACCGCGGCTATGAGTACGGTGAGCACTGGGGACCGCACGACATCGAGAACCGCGAGTTTGCAGCAGATGCGAAGTCTCGCAAAGAGCTGGCGCGCGAGGGCTACGAGATTGACGGCCAGATGTATTCGATGAACTTCCGCGTTGTGCCGAAAGCGGGGATCGACACCGGCATCGAGTCGGTGCGTGAAATCCTCAAATCCTGCGTTTTCGATGAGGAGAAGTGCGCTGTTGGCATCTCCCACCTCGAAGGTTACCGCAAGGAGTGGGACGACAAGCGCGGCTGCTGGAAAGACAAACCCCTTCACGACTTCACATCGCACGGCGCCGACAGCTTTCGTTACTTTGCCGTGGCGAAGAACAACCGCAAGCAGGTCGGCATAGTATTCTTCTAAGGAGCATCGCCAGTGAGCGAACAAGATAACGGCCTTCAACTGGCTGTGAACAATCTCGCCACTGAAATGCGGCGAGCGAATTACCTTAACGCCATCGGTATCGGCGGGGGCAATACCAAGCGCCCGACGCTCTATCAGGAGTTCGGTTATCCGCGCACCATTACCTTCCATGACTTCTACAACATGTACCGGCGCAACGCTGCCGGCTTTGCTGTTGTCCATCGGCTTCTTGATGGTTGCTGGCAGGATTACCCAATAATCGTTGATGGTGACGAAGCCCAGGAGGCTAAGAAAACCAACCCATGGGAAAAGAAAGTCACTAAGTTCATGAAGAAATGGTGGCCGAAGGTGAAGGACGCCGACCGACGCAATATGGTTGGTCGCTATTCTGCATTGCTGCTGCAGATAAAAGACAACCGGCCATGGAATGAAGAAGTCGACACCTCGCTTGTGAAGAATCTCGGTGAAGCAGCCCTGGTTAAGCTCATTCCAGTATGGGAACCACAGCTAACCGTCGCTGAATGGGATAACGACCGCCAGTCTGAAACGTTCGGTCAGCCAAAGATGTTCAACTTCAACGAGCAGCCTGTAGGCGATGAGGCTTTCGTCGGTCCGATGCGTGGCGAACCGGTACACCCGAGCCGGGTTATTTTGTTCTGCGAAGGCTCAGAGGATGACAATGTACTCTCTGGCATCCCGTTACTTGAGGCCGGTTACAATAAAGGCCTCGACCTTGAGAAGATTTCCGGCGGTGGAGCTGAGGGCTTCCTGAAAAATGCCAGCCGGCAGATCGCGGTCGAGTTCAGCAAAGAAACAGACATGGCCACTCTGGCTGACCAGGCTAAGAAAGCTGGTTATGCCGACCTCGGCGAAGCGATGGGCGACAAGGTCAACAAGCTTAACCGCGGCACCGATGCGGCGGCGGTTATGCAGGCCGGGCAGATGCATGTACTGAGCGTGACACCCGGCGACCCGGGGCCGACTTGGGAGGTCACCGCGAACGAGCTGGCGGCATCAGTGCAAATCCCTTTCACCATCCTGTTTGGACAGCAGACCGGGCGCCTGGCGAGCGATGAGGATAAAACAGACTGGGCCATTCGCCGCAATACCCGCCGCAACGGCTTCCTGACTGACAGAATCACAGCCTTGCTGGAACGCTTCTGGACCCTGGGCATTATCGATCCGCCGACAAATGGAGAGGTCACCATTTCATGGACCGACCTGCTGGCTCCGGGCGAGAAAGAGAAAATCGAGAACGCTTCGAAACTGGCTGATATCGTCCAGAAAACGTCGGGCTTCTATGGTGGCGAGCCGCCATTCACAGCCAACGAACTTCGCGAGATAGTAGGCCTCGACCCTCTGCCTGAACCAAAGCAACCACCTAACCCGAATGACAAGGTGACAACCGATGATCCACTGGCCGATGACACCGGAGCAAACGGCAAAGGTGGGGCTGCCGATAGTTCCGCGCAGTAAGGTTGACCCGACGCGATCGGCGAAGCAGGTCAGCGCAATGTTCCGGGATATCGAGGACCGGTATCTCGGCATCAAGCGCGCTCTGAAATCGCTCTTCGACCAGCGCCTGACCGGGAGAGAGCGAGAGGTTAACAGCCACAACTGGCACTTCCTGTGCCACATTAACGGCGCCGAGCCAACGCTCTACCAGGTCAACGCTGGCAAGTTTATCTACGACATGTCAGCGCAGGAACTGGCCGACCTGCTCGAAGCGGTACAGTCAATTCTCGACGATTACCTGCTGGAAGGCGGCGAACAAAACCTCTGGGCGATGGATTACGTCACCGCAGAGGCGCAGCGCGGCACGTTGGAGGCATTCAACAACCTCTCGCAACAGTCGCAGGTATATGCCAGCCAGACGACGCTTCAGCAGCTTTTAAACAGCCCCGGTTATCTGAATCAGATAGCGGCGGCCAGGCTGACTACTTTTAGCGACTGGAAGGTCATAAGCGACACCGCCCGCGGAGATCTGATCAACATCATTACCGATGCTGTCGCGCGCGGGGTGAATCCTCGCGAAACGGCCAGCGTCATCAGCAAGCGTCTCGATGTGTCGATGTCGAAGGCCAAGGCCATCGCTCAGACTGAGCAGGTAGGCGCGCTGCGGCAGGCACAATGGAATGAGACGGACTGGGCGGCGGATCGGCTTGGGCTGAATACCGACCTTCTGTGGCTGTCGGCGCTCAAACAGACGACGCGCAGCTGGCACGCCAGCCGTCACGGAAAGGTCTACACCACAGAAGAGGTTCGGGACTTCTACGCCGAGAACGGCAACCGGTACAACTGCTATTGCAGCCAAATTCCGGTGCTGCTCAACGACGATGGCAGCATATTTAACGAAGGGCTGGCGGAACGGCTGGCGAAAGAGCGATCTTTATGGCAAAAATAACCCTTGCCAAATTTTTTTGGGGGGGCTTTTAAGCCCACGAGAATATGAAAATGCCACTAAATGATCTTGATAACTGTATTTTTTGGTCTTGCTATAGTAGGTCTTGGGCTGCTAGCCACGGTGAAGTGACTGAGATTCACACGTTACTCGAAATAAAGCAGATGGCAGAGGCGATAGGAAAGAGGGATTTTAGTGAAGAGGAAATTATCAAATCACTATCAACCCCTAGGGTTAGCCCCTTAAAAGGCCCACTTTTCCACCTTGAATTCACTTCTGATGGTGCTCTCATCGGAGCAAGACTGAATCAGCAAGCACTATCTAGCCCCGAGGAATGGGGGTTAAGATAAATTCATCAAATAGGTCGCCACGGCGGCCTTTTTTATTGCCTGAAATCCACTAACGAGGACCCAGCATGAAACGCAACCGCGTTAACGTGCTGACCGTCGTCAACTCCGCTTCAAACATCACCACTGAAACCATCGACGGCAAGCCACATATCGTGGTTCGCGGCATCACGCCTGTCGTGGACGATATCGTGATGAACCGGAAGTTGTACCCGGCAGCAGAAATCGAAAAGGCCTACAACACGCTTGAGCGTAACCCGATGCCACTGGGCCACCCGAAAGTGGATGGCAAGCATGTGTCTGCTCGCGATGTCCGGGCGGTGAATGAATATCACGTCGGCGCATGGCTGCAGAACGTCAGCCACGAAGACGGGAAGGTGACGGGCGATATGTACGTTAACCGCCAGTACGCCGAGTCAAGCGAGAAGGGCAAGCGCCTGATTAATCGTCTTGATGAGATGATCGCCGGTACCAACTCAGAGCCCATCCACATCTCCACAGGACTGCTGTATTCCGGCATTGCCGCTAATGGCGAGTCGAAGGGCAAGAAGTACAACGAGATCGCCACCAACATGATGTTTGACCATGTGGCGGTGCTGCTCGATGAACCCGGCGCCGGAACGCCTGAAGAAGGCGTCGGTATCTTTGTCAACGCTGAGGGCGACGAGCTCGAAATTGAAGTAGTCAACCTCGCTGATGCTGACGTACCAGACCCGCAAGACGCCTCATTCAAAACATTCTTTAACCAGCTAAAGGCGTTTTTCAGCGCCAACAGCGATTCAACCCAGAAGGAAACAGATCCGATGAAAGAGCTCATCGTTAATGCGCTGAAGGCTAACGGCAAAGAGGTAGAGGGTAAAACCGATGCCGAACTGATGGACGCATACAACCAGATGAAGGCCGAAGAGATCACCGCCAAGAAAAAGGGCGATGAAGAAATCGACCCGGATACCGGCGCACCCAAGAAGACGGAACAGGCCGCCAACAATGAAGAGATGCCCGCTTGGGCAAAAGCTCTGACCGATCAGGTTTTGGCGCTTAACAGCAAGATCAACGCGAACTCGGAAAGCGAGAAGAGCAACATGCGCGCAGCGGTAAAGGCCAAATTTGGCATGACCGATATCGCTGTCAACGCGCTGGACGGCGAGCCTCTGAAAGAGTTGTTTGCTCAATGCCAGACTTCAACCGGCCTGAATGGCGCTTTCCGCCAGGCTACCAACACCCAATCAGTCAGCGAAATGCCGGAGTAAAAAATGGCTAAAGACGGAAAACACGTAATTCACGCCGGTGGCGTATTCCCTAATCCGCTGCTCAACCGTGAAGGCCGCGCCACTGCGGTCAAGCCCGGCACGCTGGGCTTCTTCGATGCTGGCGTCTTCAAGGTGTCGGTAGATGGTAGCGAGACAGCAATTATCTATGTCGCTGACTTCGATTATCTGCGCTGCAAAACGGTAGATGACACGTTTGCTGTCGACGATCTTCTGGTTGGCATCCATCCGCTGCCTGGCATGTTCCTGAACGTGCGCGCAGCGGCCGGCACCTACAAAAAAGGCGACGCTCTCTCAATCGTTAATGGCCAGGTTAAGAAGTGGGCCACCGGTGAAAACGATCGCTGCTATTGCGACGAAGAGCGCTCAATTACCGCCGCTGCTGGCGATCTCATTCGCGTAGTGATCAAGTAAGGAGTCACTGAATGCTTGTTTATTCTAAATCGCTGGGCGAAAAGACCGGCAACCTGGCCGTGAACCAATACCAGTTCGGTATGCTGACCATGGAGCGTAATGCCGCGCTGAACCATCAGGGCGTCAACGTTATGCAGGAGATCGCCGACCGCCTTAATGCTGTTAACCATCTCAACGGCATCAACGCTGTTCGCTCACCTGCTGACCTGTACAAGGCCTTTGACCAGACCGTGCTGCGTCAATTCCAGCCGAACACTGAGTTCACGCTGTTCAACGACCTGATGCCGCTGTCACGTTCGGTGCGCATCAATCAGACGGTGTATGAATACGCCAAGTCTGGCGGCCGCATGTGGGCTCACACCTCCATGTCAGGCCAGATCGGCGCTGCGCTGGATGCTGTGCAGCACCAGTACGACGGTACTATGGTTCCGGTGCACGATACCGGCTTCAAGTTCCACTGGCGTGAGCCTCGCCTGAACAACCCGGATGCGTTCGACATCATCTCTGACGCTCAGTTTGAGTCAACCAACGAAGTGCGCCGCCAGTATGTGGATTACATCTACAACGGCTATCGCGACGCGGAAGGTAACTACATCAAGTTCGACGATAAGACCTGGAAGGGTCTGAAGAACGACGAGCGTGTAGCGATGGTTGACCTCGGCGCATCTGGCCTGAATATCGACTTCACCAGCGCATCCGCCACTGCTGAGCAGATCCGTAACGCAGCAATTAAGCTGCGCGACACGCTCAAACTTACCAACAATCAGTACGCCGAGCAGACCTGGTACGTGTCGAGCGCCATCATTTCCAACCTGGAGCGCTACTTCAGCGACAACTATCAGTCTGACACCATCCTGCAAGAGCTTCTGAAACTGTCCGGCATTGCCGCGATTAAAGAAGACGCTCAGTTGACCGGTAACCAGATCCTGATTGTCCCGCTTACCGCTGGCGTGATTGCTCCGATTGTAGGCCAGGCTTTCGGCACCGTTGCCGATCCGCGTCCGTTCTACAACAGCGATTACATCTGGCGTACCTGGGGCGCTGCTGGCCTGATGGTTAAGACCGACATCAACAGCAAAAAATCAGTCATCTACGCACACAGCTAAGGGGCGGGAAATGGCACTGGTAAAAGTGATTAGCGATAACCTTTTCTCCGGTGCCAATCTCCAGAAACTGGAGGTTGGTGCTCAGGTTTCGGTAAGCGGCGATGTCGCTAAGCGTTGGGTAGCCGCTGGTCTGGTTGAAATCATTAGTGATGACGATCAGGTGCTGGAAGTGGCCACACCTCGCAATGATGCTGAAGAGCAGGCAGAGCAGCAGGAAGAATCTGCCAGCAAATCGAAGAAGGCGAAATAACCATGGCTGACCCAATCACAGCGGCAGACGTGCAGGCGTTCCTCGGTGAGTTGGGTTACGCCATCCCCGGAGCTCTGCTCGATCCGATTCTCTGCGTAGTGAACAAGATTATCCCGTGTCTCGATGGTGCGGGATATGACGACTGCACGGCAAAGCTGATCCTGATGTATGCCGCTGCGCTCATGGCGACGTCTTCCGGTGCCCGGCGAATAAAATCGCAAGGGGCGCCATCAGGAGCGTCCCGCTCGTTCGATTACGGTGACGATGGCATCACCTGGCTGCGTGACTCGCTGGCGAAACTGGATACCAGCGGCTGCACCAGTGAACTTCCGATCAGCGCCGGCAACAGTGTCGGCCTGTTTATGGTGGTCGGGGGCTGCTAATGGCGTGGGTTTCAGTTCAGCAACGGCTGCCGCGGACGTTTACCCGAGTGTGGGTGATCACCGATACCGGCGAGCAAACGACGGCGTACGTGAAAAGCGACGGTGAGTGGTTCATTAACTGCGACCGCATACGCGCCACAGGCGCCGTTGTGCTGCGATGGAGGGATGACTGATGTCTGCAACCGCGAATTGGTCATACACCGCGACGGCGACAATCTGGCGGCGTATACGCGATGCTGACGGTAGTGATACCGACGGCGGAGGTCAGCCGTACGGGTGGGAAGCGCCTTTTTCTATCATGATGGATTATCAGGGCGGACTCTCTGCAAAAATCGGCGATTTGGGTCGGGAGATTGTAGTTAAAAATACAATCTGGACGGAGTACGCAGAGGCGCAGGAAGGAGATTATATCCTTATCGGCGCATCAACTGACGCTGCACCGCCGGACGAAGCCGACGAGATACGGCAGGTTATTCGCTATGCTGATACGTTCGAGCGACTGGCGGATGATTATGCGATAATAACCGGGGTATAGGTGTGACTACTGCTTAACAGGTGTTGATTTGAGAATCTATCAGGTTTGGTCAGAGGGCTTTGAGGTATCCGGTAGCCGTGCGGGTGCAAAACTGCACGGTGAGGCAGAGGCTGTAGATTTTGCCTCTGCTTGCGAAGGACTTTTCAAAGATTTAGGTCGATCGCAACACTTCGATAAACAGCGCTTAACTTATTGGGGATGCAGGCTGTTTGATAACGAGGTAGATGCGAGAAAAGCATTTGGGTAACTAGTAAATTTCACAAAAAAGGTCGCTACGGCGGCCTTTTTTACGTCTGGAGTAACCTTATGGGCGCTAAAGTTCGCGGCATTCGTCAGGCAAAGGCCAACCTCGATCGCATCATTAAGGACGTCCAGGGGCGTAAAGTCGTGCGCGCGTTGCAGTCTGCGATGCTTATCGGCAGCGCGCAGGCCGCGCTTTACACTCCGATCGATACGTCGACGCTCATCAATAGCCAGTTCCGCGAAATCATGGCTAACGGCACCAGGGTAACCGGGCGCGTTGGTTACTCCGCCAACTATGCGGTGTATGTTCACGACCCGGCAGTGAAACAGGACTTCCGGCGAGCAACGGCCCGCAAAGAGTTCTTAACGAAGGGCTTCGAGGATACCCGCAGCCAGATTGACGCGGTGGTGAAGAAGGAGCTTTCGCTATGACCCCTCCGATGTACATGCGCCTCAAAGACCTCTTTGTGGCTGAGGGGCTTACCGCGGGGTTTAAGGTCCAGTGGCGGCAATGGCGCGACACCGGGAAAGATACTGATCAGTTCATCGTATTCCGGTCTTCAGGCGGCACCGATATCACCTTTGACCTTGGCGGCGACTGGTATGTGATGGTTGATGTGATCTCCTCGAAGGCCAATCCCGATGCTGCTGACGCCGCGGTAAACGCCATTGTCGAGTATATCAGCGCGCAGTCCGGCGCCGATGATTGCGTTGGCGCGCTGCGGCTTGTCGGTAATGTACCGGCGCCGATCCCCACCGAAGAGGGCCGGTTAGTAACCCGGCTGCTCGTCTCCTGCACATACGGCGAATAATCGTCAGAATCACCCATCAGGCTGCCATATGGCGGCCTTTTTTAATTGAGAGGCATACATGCAAGGCTGCGCTAATGACACCGGCAAGCTGATTGGTAAGGTGGCCGTGCTCCGCATGGCTTTTGGCTGTGCTGATACGGTTCCTGCGCTTTCAGAATGGAAGCGACTCGGCGCCATGACCACCAAGGGCTTTGACTACTCCATGAATACCGTCACCTCTGAGGCTGACGATACGAAGGGGCTGGTTGAGAACCTGGTCAACAATATGGACTTCACCATCTCAGGAGAAGGTGAGTTCCGCAAGAAAGACAAGACGACGGAAGTCGGCGCCATCACTATCTCGAAATATATTTTTGATGAAGTGCAGGCCGGCCGTCAGCCGACAGTCTGGGTCCGCTTCGACTTCACTGGTGAAGACGCTGGCACTTATATCATGGGGTACTTCAACACCACCTCCTGGTCTGGTGATTTCGGCACCTCGGATATTTCCACATTCTCCGGAGAGTGGAAAGTAGCTGATGCAGACACCGTGGTATTTGAGGTCGCTCCGCCGGCGCTGGCGTTTACCACTAACCTGCCGACGACCAAGAGCGTGGCGGCCGGATCGGCGCTTAATATGTCGGTCGTGGTTGAGGGTGGCACTTCGCCTTACACCTATGTCTGGAAGAAAGACGGCACGGTTGTCAGCGGGCAAACAACGGCAACCTTCAACAAGGCCAGCGCTGTTTCCGGTGATGCAGGGGCCTATACCTGTGAAGTTACCGATTCTTCCGCGACTCCAGTCACGATCACTTCTGCATCCTGCGCGGTCACTATCAGTTAACCACCAGGCTATTTCGTGAATAGTACAAAGGGCGTTTACGCGCCCTTGATACTGTTTATGGAGCGACTATGACCCCGATTAAAGAATTAGGCGAATGCGTTATCGGTACCGGTGACCGGGAATTCTTTTTCCGGCCGTCGTTTCGCAACATGGCGCGAATCGGTGAGCCGGAGGAAATTGTCCAGGCGTTCTATGACCTGTGCAATGACGAGGCGACGCCATTCGCGCAGCGCGCAGCTGAGGCCTATATCCACGATGAGTACAGCCGCCTTCCTGGTTGCGTCCTGCGGTTTATGCAAAGCGGGCTCCTGTCACGAAAAGCGGTCATGGCTGCTCACACGGTACTGACAGCCTGCTGTGACGACGATATCGGCGATCTGGTTGGCTGGATGAAACCGGGGAAATCACGTAAGCGTGGCTTTGTATGGCGCCCGGGCAGCATGCCGCCGGAAAGTATGGTCATCGTCGCGCAAAACCTGATGATGCACGGCATCATCGGCAAAGCGAAGGTGCGCAAGCTGCAGCGTTACGAAACGAATGAGACAACAGCAGAATTCCGCGCAGCCGACTACATCATGGCGGCCCGCAACCATTTCGGTATAAGCCGGGAAGAGGCTGAGAACCTCACGATGACAGAGTTCGCCATGATGATTAGCGCCAAATACCCAAATCAGAACGGCTTCACCAGAGAGGAGTTTGACTCCGTAATGAGTGAAGATGATAAGCGCTGGAATGCAATGCTTGCGGCTGAAGAAGCTGGTAAAATGAACAAGCGCCTAGAGTAGCTCCCGAAAAGGCGGATCGTAGACCGCTCTGGCGCACCAACCATCTACGGAGCCTGCTACGAGGTTTGTATGAAAGAAATCGATATTGGTTATCTGAAGTGCATACTAGACTACTGCCCTTCGACAGGAGTATTTACTTGGAAGAAAAGGGCGAGGGAAGAATTCTCGTCACAAAGAGCGCATAGTACTTTTAACGCTAAGTTCGCGGGTAAGCAGTGCGGCTCATTAACTAATAAATATCTGACAATCAGGATAAACAATAGCCTCTACTATAGCCATAGATTGGCGTGGGCTATGCATTATGGCGATTGGCCAGTTGGTGATGTGGACCATATCAATATGGACAAAACTGATAATCGGATCTCGAATCTTCGGCTTGCCAGAAGGCGAGATAACATGAATAACCTTACTGCCACAAAGTCAAATAAGAGTGGGTTTATTGGGGTGTACTGGGCTAAAAGAGAGCGGAAGTGGGTCTCAGGAATCACCATCGACTATAAGTTTCACCATCTTGGTTACTTTGATGACCCTGTCTCAGCAGCAAACGCCTATAACGCAGCATGCGAAAAGGCAAACGGCCGATTCTCGAAAGAAAAAATCAAGCATAATCTTAAAAAAATGGAGCTGTTTCAATGCATTGGAGAAAGATGTTTGTGATGAAACGGGAAATGGCATGCTTACAATAAAGTTATTTACATGCCGTTTTAAACGTTTGATATACAAGCTATAACTATTTAGGTGGCTGAAATTATTTAAATTTTTTACTGGATTCTTCTATCCAGTTCTCATAAAAGGCAATCCCCGCCCTTGCAAGATCAACAGGTTTAGTGGATGTTATTGGGTTTCCTAGATGACTCTTCGGCGGGTCATACGTACCACTTCTACTCGTTACGGCTATTGCTTCAATTGATTCAGGATGGAACTGTATCAAGGCAGGGCCACCTTCAAAATGCATATTACCAAAACCATCTATACTTAGGTTCTTGATATATAGAGAGTTTGAGCCTGGAGCAGGGTTGATTGTGGTGCTAGCTGGAACTTTCTTAGATATGTCGCCTATGGTATGGTTGTCGCAGTCTCGCGCTTGTTTAATGTAGCGTAGTAAATCATCGCTACCTTTTATCGCATATTCTTTTGAGAATGCATTTGTAAACTGTCCCTTTACTGGGTTGATTGCATTGAGAAGTTTCGTAAATGATTTTTCTATATGATTTAAGCAGTCTCGCCAAAGCTGCTCCATGTCATCAAAGTTAGTAGACGACTCCATATCTGAAATGCATTTCTTGGCTGCTTTTATTTCTTTTCTTGCTGGCTTGTAGTCAATCATCGTTGCTCCTTAATGTAGATCTATAGAGTCTGTTAATTGTTTGAATTTTAATGTAATAGGTGTTGGCTTTAGTGCGCAAGATAGCTAAGCCTTCACGTTTCCATTAGATTAACTCAGCAACGAGAAGACGAACATCCTGATAAACGATCAGGTGGTTTTGGCGTACACCTGTCCACCAACAGAATGACTGCCAACGATACCAAATGATCATTGTCTGCGTTAACATCCCCTCGTGAAAACGATTCTTAAAGTTGATATTCATGGCATCATTGGTTATATTGACCCTAGCTTTAGGCCAGCGATACTGGGGCTCGGTGGAGTTTTAAGTGCGCAGCTATTTTGGCTACTCGTCCTCGTGGTTCTATTCATATTTTTTGTTACAAAGAATTGTCTAGCAACGGTTAGTAATGAGGAAAAGGAGAAGCTTATGAAAAAAAATACTTCAGTTTGGGTTTTATCATTTTTTGACGCAGCATCAGCAGCAATGATGGGGCTTGTAGTCAATACAGTAAGCGGCTCAATTCCGCTGACCTAAAGCAATATACTAAACCCGCCGTTTAGCGGGTTTTTGCTATTTGGTACAACTTCATTGCCCGAGTAGCTTTGATAACCCGGCAGTCGTCACGGCTTGCACCACGGTTTTAATGGCTTCCGTCGACATTTCGCCGAGAGTCGACTTGGCTTTTTCCTTCTGTTCGTCGTTCATGTTTGAAATGGCGATCAGGTCTTCGAGGATGATGACCGCATCCCGGTGAAACTTAATGGTTTGTACGTTCAGAATTGCGCCCAAACCGCCGTCATCGCGAATGAAATCTATGCCTTTGCTGGTGATCTTCGTGAAAGAGTCCATTACAGATGGAAGTCGTCGACCTATTTCATTGCTAAGTCTTATCTCAATGAGTCCGTGACCAGCAAGATAAAGTAAGTTGGCAGTAAAGATATTAATGCCTCCAAATTTTTCTGAAAACTCCTTTGAGAAGCTACTGTCGGCAGATTCTGGGTAAATGTCGCAGAGGCGTTGGAGTAGCTCTCGCTGGATGGTGCGGTCAAACTTATCCATGATGATTCCTTGGTTGATGCCTGCTTCAAGATTACCTTGCTATCGTACCGCTGAACATCCTGATAAGCGAACAGGCTTTTGTCGTTCCCTCCTATCCCTGCTAATCTGTCCAAAACTAACCAGTGGGGATAGGGATATGACAGAAGACGAGTGGCTCGAAGGTCTTCGTGGGCTGCCTGATGATGTGATTTTAAAGATCCACTTTGACCTTCAAGAGAAAATTAAGAAGCACTATAAACTGCGCGATACTGGCAAGAATCTCGAGAAGGCAATTCATTACTGCCAACAGCAAATAGCCCTTGCCCCACTAGCTATGTCTGCCATGAAGAAAAATCCAGGCATGCACGATAATGGGCAATTCTTTGCCCCTGGACATCATGGTTACAGGCAATACGCGACGATCCTCAAGAAGCAGAAGGACACAGCCGGCCTGGATGCTCTCCTTAAAAAGAAAAAGGCGGAAGGATGGGCAGACTAAAGATGTTTGGTTTGCTACGATTTTCTTACTTTTACTGATGGGGATAGGGATATGAGGTGTTTTGTTGCGCTTATTTTTTTAATGGCATCTGGCGTGGTTGTGGCTAATGAAAAGCTTTTTTGTGAGTTTGCAGTTGGGGAGCTATCTTCATCTCCAGCTCTTCTCATTAAAGGCAATGCTAATGTGATGTTCGACGGAAAATCTTTTACAGCATATAGAACAGACGGCTCTTATATAGTAAGCCCACCACTGACTGAAAAGAAAGACGGTATGATTTTCGTTGATGATAAAACAAAGGTATTTGCCGCTAGCCAGGACAAATCTAACTTTGCAGTATCAGATAGGATAAAAAAAACCATAGAGCAATGGTCTAAATGCGAAGTAGATAAGGCGTCAGCTCAGCAAAAACAAGCAGAAGATGAAATGAGGGTAGTCGAAAGCCTTTCTGGAACCAAAGCCAAAGATTTCTTTATGAAAGAAAAACATGCCTTCACTACCAATTGCTTGGTATGGGAGGATGTTACAATGATCACTGGCCGCTATCCCGCCATGGTAATCGCAGGAAGTGTTATGATGGGTAAAAATCCTCGCTGGGATGGAAGAGAATACTCATTCTCCTTCAATAACGGATCGATGGTAGCAAGGTTTGTACCATCTGAGCCGAGACATAAATTCGTCATGCAAGCCGGTGATAAGTTTTATGGTTGCGGGCCATCAATGGTAGACCATAATTACGATTAAGAAAGAAGTAGTAACAAGACGAAAACATAACCTCGCTCCGGCGAGGTTTTTTATTGCCCGGAGAAAAGCAAATGGCTGAGAACGCTGGCAGCATTTATTACGATATTGAAATGGATGTGCAGGGGCTTCTCGTAGCTCAACAACGCGTTAATCAGCGCCTGGACCTGATGGAGCGCGGTTTCGACAGCACAACACGCGCCGTCAATAACACTGAGCGCTCTATGTCCAGCCTGTCAGGCGTAGCCGTTGCTTTGGCCGCAGCTCTTTCTGTAAAGCAAGTTTCCGAATATGCAGATGCCTGGGCAACTGTAAATAACAAGCTGGCTAACTCACTGCGGCCTAACGAGCAACTTGCTGATGTAACAGAACGCGTATTCAACATTACTCAGCAAACTCGCAGTAGTTTAGATGCAACGGCATCCCTCTACGCAAGACTGGAAAGGGCAACCAGGCAGTATGGGACCAGCGCAGATGATCTGGCGAAGTTAACCACAATCATAAACCAAGGGTTCGTTGTATCAGGTGCCACGGCGCAAGAGGCCGAGAACGCGATTATTCAGTTGTCGCAGGGCCTTGCTTCTGGAGCTTTACGCGGCGAGGAATTCAACTCTGTAAACGAACAGGGTAACCGTCTTATTGTCGCTCTTGCTGACTCCATGGGAGTTAGCATCGGCGAAATGCGGAACATGGCTGCACAGGGCAAGTTAACAACCGACGTGGTTGTTAATGGGCTTCTATCCCAAGGAGCAGTGATCGGAAAAGAGTTTGCCAATACAACGACGACGATCAGTCAGGCACTGCAGGTGGCTGGTAACAACGTAACTAAATTCTTTGGCGAAAACTCTACCGTTAAAACTGGTGCCGCTATTTTTAATGATGCAGTTGTGACTGCCAGTGAAAACATTGGCGTTCTGAGCGCTGCATTAACTGCTGCAGCAGCAATTATGGGAAGCCGGTATGTCGGCGCATTGACAATGTCTGCCGCCTCTCAGATCCAGTCTGCCTTGGCAGCCCAGCGTCAGGCCACTGCCAATGCCCAGGCCGCTCAGTCTGCGCTAATTGCTGCTACGTCAGTGAAGAGAAAAGCGGTTGCAGACAAAGAGGCGGCTTTGTCTTCCCTTGCCTTAGCGCAGGCAGAATATAATGTGGCCAAGGGTAGCGCAGCTGAAATGCTTGCGCTGGATGCGTTAGTTGCAGCTAAATCAAGAGCAAGTGCAGCATCATTGTCTTTGGCGCAGGCAGAAACTGCACAAGCCGCGGCATCTGCACGAGCGGCGGCTGCAGCAAGTGCTGCCTCGGTAGGTATAGGCCTTGCTCGTGGAGCTCTTTCTTTGATTGGCGGGCCCGGTGGCGCTGCCATGCTGGCAGCATCAGCCATTTTCTACTTCTGGCAGAAAGCTCAACAAGCCAGAGAGGAGGCGCTCCGCTTTGCCGATAGTCTGGACAAAGTAAACGCCTCAATGAAGGCGATGAATAATACCCAGCTCAGGGGCACCATCGCCGATGCTAACGAGTCTATTAGAGCGCAAAAAGATGAAATTTCTGATCTGCAGGCAGAGGTTGACTCTTTAAGTTCTAGATATCGTAATTTCACCCCAGAAGCTCAAGCTGTAGCTGAATCATTGGGCCAAGGAGCTGATTTTGCCCGTCAGCAGGCTGAGGTTTCTGACCTGTTAGCCAAGAAATCAAGGGATCTTGCCAACGCTCAAGATAAGTTGGCGCAAACTCAGGAAACTGCGGCTGAAGCCAACAGAACATTAACAAACAACATGCTCACTTCAATGGGTGTGCATGATGGGCTGATCCAAAAGGGTTGGTCACTTGAGCAGGTGCAGATCGCGGTTGCGAAGGCTTTCGGCAACACTGCTGATGAAATAAACCGAGCAAATCAGGCGGGACAAAACTTCAACCCCAAAGCGCTGCAGGTTTCTCCTCCTACCGCTGATGGCGACAAAGTAATTCTTAACCTCGAAGAGCAGAACGAGTTACTGAAAATTCAGGATGAACGTCAAAGAGCAGTGACTAAAGCCAGGATGCAGGCGGCGAAGGTTACTGACAACCCAAATCAGATATCAAAAGCTGGCGATCTGGCTGGAGAAAACTACGACCTTCAGAAAGCAGAAGAAGCCCGCCAGGAGGCTCAGAGAAAGGGAGAACAGCAAGATAAACGTTCAGCCTCAGCCGCAGAATCGGTATCACAAAAACTTGAACAGCTTCGGCAGAAAGCCATGCTCGCAGCTGATTCTTCTCAAGAACTATCGCGAGAACAGTCCATACTCTCCGCTCAGCAGTCTCTGGGCAAGGGCGCCACGCAGGAGCAAATTGCTCTGGCCGGGAAATATGCCGCTCAGGCATACGATGTTGCCGCCGCCATTAAGGCTCAGCAAAAAGCAGAGAAGGAGAAACAGGATACTGAAAGCGCTTATGCCCAGGTAAGGCAGGCAGCATCACCTGTGGTCGCAGTGGATGACCAGTTTCAGAAGCAAATGGCTTCCCTGAATGCCTATGCCACGCTGTACCCGCAGAAAATTGCCGAGGTCGAAGCGACTCGCGCCCAGATTGAAGAGCAGTACCGCCAGAAGCGGCAAGAAGCTATGTGGCAGGAACTCAGCCAGCAAAGCCTCGGCTATAACATGCTGACGAGTGCGGTGGATGCGTTTAGCGGGAATGCCTCCAATGCAATCACCGGCCTGCTAACTGGCACAATGTCGGCGCAGGAGGCAATGCGGTCGCTCGGCAACACAATCCTGAACAGCGTGATCAACAGCATTGTCCAGGTTGGCGTCGAAGCGCTGAAAAACTACATCCTCGGTCAGACGCTCGGTGCCGCATCGGTGGCGACATCAGTCGGGCTGGCAGCAACCACCGCGTCTGCCTGGGCTCCGGCGGCCGCGATGGCATCGCTCGCCTCGTTCGGTGCTAACGCTGGCCCGGCAGCAGCTGGTATCAGTTCGACAGTTGGGCTTGCCAGCGGGCTTGCGCTTGCCGGCGCTCGCTACAACGGCGGCCCGGTATCAGCTGGCGGTCTGTATCAGGTCGGCGAGAAAGGTAAACCAGAGATCTACCAGGCCAGCACCGGCAAGCAGTACATGATCCCCGGCGATAACGGGAAGGTCATCAGCAATAAGGATATGCAGTCAGGAGGAGGGATCAGCGTGCAGGTGAACGTCATCAACCAGTCTACCGGTGCCACCGTACAGAGTGCCGACGGCTACATGCAGGACGGTAGTGCGGTGGTGGACTTGCTGATCACCGACATGGAAAGAGGCGGCCCGGTATCCTCTCAGATGCAGCAGACATTTGGACTAAGCCGCAAAGCGCAAGGTGCTTACTAAACCAAACCCGCTCCGGCGGGTTTTTTAATGCCCGGAGGAAACGTGGCAACAGTTCAATACCCTCCGTTCCTGCCGCTTCCCCAGCGCGCCGATCAGAACATGACGCAGGATACAGCCTGGCAGACGACGCAGACGGCAGTCGGTCCATTGATAATCACGCCGATTACTACTGACTTGAAAGCAACCTGGACGCTGCAGTGGATATTCACGCTTGCCCAGGCCGAGCGATTTAAGTCGTGGTTGCGCTCGCCGACATACTGCGACCGCGGGCGCGCCTGGTTCCAGATGCCGATCGACCTGGGTGATACACAGGGCGTGCAGCAGCAGACGCTGCATTTCGTCGATATGCCGGTGCAGACCAGCAAAAACGGCAACATTGTCACCTGGACCGCAACGGTCATCAGCAATGGTATCGAGGACATTACTGAGGACTACGACGACTGGATTGTTGAGGCCCAGCCTGGCTATGGATACTGGCTGGATTACCTGATCACTGAAGTGATGCCGAGGGCAGACTGATGCCAACATTACGAGAATGGAAAGAGCGGCGGCCGGCCAGCGATATCAAACAGACGGTGGAGTTTTATCATCCGGCTTTCGGCTATTACCGGCTGGTCAATAACCTGTTTCGCCCGGCGACGTTTGGCGGCAACTCGTTCGAGCCTGCGCGGTTCAGCGTGACCGAGCCGGCGCAGGACGGAACGGCGGTCATATCAATGACCATAACGTTTGTCGCCGCCACGGAGCATGTACGGCAGACACTGAAAAGCTGGCGCGGGGCGGCGCGCATGACGCCGATAAAGTGCCTGTATCAGCAGTGGAATGCGATCGGTGATGCATCATCCCTGAAAGACTGGACGCTTTACGTGAACGACATTTCAGCCGATGCCAGCAACGTCACCGTGACTGCCGGAAAGACTAACCCGCTGACGCTGGCCAACTCCATCATTTACACCACGAAAGACTATCCCGGGCTAATCACCGTATGACACAGAGCGACTTTATCGGGCTTGTTAACGGCAAGCCCTGGGCTAACCGCGCCTGCAGTTTTGAGCAGATGGACTGCTGGGGCCTGGTGGTTCTCTATTACCGGCATGTGCTCGGCCTGGAGCTGCATCACATCGCCGGCTACGAATCGGGCGCGGATTTCATCACCTGCTACGAACAGGAGCACGCGCACTGGCGGCGTGTGCCGGTTGCCGCCACCGGATGCATCGCGGTTTTTTACCGAGGCGACGTGCCGGCGCATATCGGTGTGATGATCAGCCCGGTGAAATGCCTGCACGCCCGGGGGGAGTTTGGTTTTGTGCGCTGCGATAGCCCGCTGGCATTACTGAAGGTTTACCGCAAAGTGGAGTACATGGTGCATGGTTCGATATGAGTTACAGAGGTTGCCTGGCGCGCCGCTGCAGCGGGGGACGGTAGATGTCGGCACCACACTGGTGAGCCTGCTGGATTCTCTGCAGCTGCACCGCGATGTTATCGTGAAACTGAATGGCCGAGCGCTGCCGGACGATTACGATATCAGTCGGCCACTGCGATCCGGTGATACTGTGGCTGTGTTCGACCAGCCAGAGGGCGGGGTGGGAAAGCTCATCACCACGATATTGCGTCCGGTCACGAAAATCCTCTCCGGTGCGCTGAAGGTGTTCGGCCTGTCAAATAAGCCCAGCGCGTCGGTATCAGTTGCGACAGGCGAATCTCCCAATAATGATCTGACCGGTCAGACCAACCGGGCGAGGCTGTACAAGGGGAGGCCGAATATTTACGGCCAGTGCCGCGTCTTTCCAGACCTGATTCAGGAGGCGCTGTTTGAGTTTGTCGACAATAACAAACAGCTTACGGAGTGGTTCGAGGTCGGGTACGGCCGGTACACCATCTCATCGATCCGCTACTCGGAATCGAATCTCGGCAGTCTGGCGGGCGCCAGTTCAGCGATTTATAACCCGGGTGACGTGATCGGCACGATTGAGGTGGGATACCAGTTCGATGACGTCGATAACGAGACAGTCCCCGGGTTAAATGAATCCCAGGACTTCCCGGCTCAGACCGCGACCACGACGGCGCCGACATCGGTGGCGATCGATAGTAATCAGCTCAAAGCTGTCGTGCTGTCGAACGATGACAACTTTGCCTACTTCGCTGCGCTGGCGGTGCCGCATCCAGTGTCATTCGTTATCAATGCCACCTGGAACGACGGCGGAACAAGCGTCACACGGAACGTCACTGGCGCCGGGAACATCATCTCCTCAGAGAGCTTTATCGGCGACGACACGCTGTCGTATACGACGTTCTATATCGGCGAGCTCTCGGGAGAAATTACGTCTCTGCCGGGAAATGCGGTTATCAATCCGACTCTGTTCACACTGAATGACCAGACCCTTCTGGTTATCGGGCCGTCAGTGTCGCCGATCGTGTCCACTCAGGTCTGGGTGCATGTATTGGTTCAGCTCGGCGCGACGGCCGGCACAACGCAATACCGGATCAAGTTCTGGCAGGTCGATGACGACAACAATCAGCTGCCCGGTACGTCAGAGCAGCACGATTATTTCTTCGATAACGACTTCCAGGTGACGACCCGGTATTTCCGCACAACGCATAAATTCACCCCGGCAGCCGGGGCGGGGCGCTACGCGGTCACCATCGAGCGCCTCGATAACAGCAATGACGCCAACGTCGTGACGCTGATGGCGATCCACGCAGTGAACGTGCGCGAAAACGTCGTGTATCCGGAAGACACGATTGCCCGCATCACGATCAAAGGCTCGAACGACAGCAACAGCAACCGCGAGCAGAAGTACAACATGTTGGCGCAGCGGCATACCATCAGCTACGACCGGACGACTGGCGCGGTCGATTACACGCTGCGGCCGAGTCGCTCGTTTGCTGATGCCATCCTTCACGAATGGGTGGTTGTGGGTAAACAGGACGTGGCCAGTATTGACGTCGCGGCTCTGTATGCCATTGCCGATTCGCTGCCGGATGAGGCGCTTGGGTATTTCGATTACACCTTCTCGGATGAGAAACAGCCGTTGGGTGAGCGCATAGCGACGATCGCCAATGTGGCCCGCGTTGACGGCAATAACATCGGCGATGTGCTGACATTCTGGCGTGATGAGAAGGTGACAAATCCCGATGCGGTTTTTGCTCGATCCAATATGTTCTGGGACGAGTACAAGGTCGCCTGGCAAATGTCTCTTCCCGGTGGTTACGACGGCGTGGCGCTGGATTACGTCGACCCGCTGACGAACAAGAAGGCGTACATCTATCTGCAGATCGATAGCAGCGGCATCACTGAGGTTGAGGATGCCACTGTTAACGCGATGCAGATCAGCCTGGACGGCTGCCGCAACGCCACTCAGGCAACCGACAGGGCCTGGCTTGAGGCGAGGAAAATTCTCTACTCACGCCTGACCATGACGGTGAAAGTGCTGGAGTCGACTCAGGTGGTGCGCGGTACGGTGGTTCAGTGTCCGGACATGTACGATAACGCGCAGCAAACAGGCTATATCACCGGGCGATCCGGCGACGTGTTTTCGACATCAGAGCGTATCGACTTTTCTCTCGGCGATATGTGGGTGGTGATGACCGACAGCCTCGGAAATTACCGCGGGCGCTGGCGAGCCTATCCGGTAAGCGGCAAAGCCAAGGCATTTCAGGCAGCAGCCGATACCTTCGACCTGGCCATTTATGACCGCAGTACGGTACAAAACCCCAGCCGGTATTTCATCGCTACCGACTCGGAACTCAATTCCACTATCTGGCGCGTCGATAGCGCCAAGGCCAACGGTGACGATACTCAAACTCTTTCCCTTACAGAGTATTCGGACTCGATTTATCCGTAACACACAGCAGTAATTACCAACCTTCGCGCACACCATCAGATTCACTTCTGAGGGCTTCGTGCGCCTTTTATAGGGCGACATGCACAATGGCAGAAGTACCGTTACCAACTCCCACAGATAACGCTGTTCCGAGCACGGATATCCGGGATGCAGTTTATGCCGGCGCCATGCTGGATAAGGTTGTTACCAGCACCGAACTGAAATACACCGATCGCTTGGGAGGTGAGCACTACACCGTAGACGGGATTAAGGCGGAAGGGGATAAAGTCGTTGAGGAAACCCGGCAGAACCTGATCCCTCTCAGTCGCCAGTATATGACATTGTCTGATGCTCAGGCAGACATCGCGAATATTCCAGAAGGCAGCAGCACCTATGTCCGCAGTCAGGACGGAAGTTCTCTGGCCGATGAGTACATCAACAATGGTGGCACCCTGACTGCTACCGGACGGAAGATGCCATCCGGGGCCGCAGTTGAACTCATGTCAGATACCGTCCAGCGTTTAATGACGGCGCTGCACGTTATGGCGGAGGGCGGCACAAGCTCTGGTTCAGGTATTGAAAGCAGCGATACAGTGCAGAATCTGATGACCGGATTTAACGTGCTGGCTGAGTCAATTAATAATCTGTCAGTGGGAAACCAGCAAAATGCCAGCGGATTATCCAGGCTGGTCTCATCAGTCCAGATTTGCACTGAAATGCTGAACACTCTCGCGGCTGAGATCGTAACTCCTGACGGCGCATCACAGTATGGTTATGTGGCATTTTCCGTGCCCGGTACAGTCAACGCTGGTAACGGGTCGTTTGGC